GAAGAAGAAATGGACATGGGCGACATGGACATGGATGACGAAAGCGAAGAAGGCGAAATGGACATGGACATGGACATGGATGCTGAAATGGGTGACGAAGCTGAAGAAGGTGGCGATGATGAGCCAGCTACTAAAGGCGACGTAATGGACCTAGAAGACGCTATTGAAGATTTAAAAGCAGAATTCGACAAGATCATGGGCACAGTAGATGCAGATGGCGATGGCGACCATGACATGGACGATCACGAAGCCGCTGAAGAAGCTGTACAGTTTGAAGCTGAAGAAAAAGACGACGAAGAAGAAGTTGTTGAATCAGCTGAAGCTGAAGAAGACGACGAAGAAGTTGCTGAAGCTGAAGAAGTTGAGCTTGACGAAGACGAAGAAGAAATTGATGAAGCTGCCGCTGATGCAGAACTAGCAAAACTACGTGAATATGTAGAAAAAGTTGCTGGTGTAAGCAATACAGAAGGTGCAGACAACAAGACTTCAATTGTTGCAGGTAAGAATGACATGGGTGGATCCGCAAGTAACATTGTTGCTGGTGGCGAAGAAACTGGTGGCAAGGCTGCCGCTCCAAAGAAGGATGACGCAGGCAACATCAACGTACCAGGTGGTAAAGCAAGCAAACTAGCTTCTGCCCCTAAGCCAAAATCCGCTGAATAATAGGAGCAACTTATGGCTTTGTATCTAAGAGAAAATCTTACATTCGATAGAGCTGGAATGGTCGTTGAGGCCGAAGAAGGTGCTAACGGACGTAAAGATCTCTATATGAAGGGTATTTTCATCGAAGGTGGCGTAAAGAACGCTAACCAACGTGTATATCCCGTCAATGAAATCGAAGAAGCCGTATCAAATATTAATGAGCAGATCAAAGGCGGGTATAGCGTCCTCGGTGAAGTTGATCACCCAGACGACTTAAAGATTAACCTAGACCGTGTTTCACACATGATCACAGAAATGTGGATGGATGGACCATGCGGTCATGGTAAACTAAAAGTTTTACCCACACCAATGGGTGAATTAGTAAAGAGCATGCTTGATGCACGTGTCAAACTAGGTGTTAGTTCACGTGGATCAGGTGACGTAAGCGAATCGTCAGGACATGTCAGTAACTTTGAAATTGTTACAGTAGACATTGTAGCACAACCAAGTGCTCCACATGCGTATCCAAAAGCAATCTATGAAAGTTTGCTTAATATGCGCGGTGGTCATAAAGCTCTCGAGATGGCAGGAGATGCCGTACATGATCAAAAAGTACAAAAGTACCTGAAAGAAGCGGTAAAACGCTTAATCAACGAACTGAAACTATAGGAGAAGGTCTATGTTTGATGCTTTAAAACCCTTACTAGAAAGTGGTTTAGTCAACGAAGAGACTCGTGACGCAATTAATGAAGCATGGGAAACCAAGCTAAATGAAGCACGTGAATCAATTCGTGCGGAAATGCGTGATGAATTCGCTTCCAAGTACGATCACGATAAAAGTGTAATGGTAGAAGCTCTAGACAAGATGGTAACCGAATCCTTAACTGCTGAAATCGAAGAATTTCAATCAGAGAAAAAGCAACTAGCAGAAGATCGTGCAAAGTTTAACACACGTATGCTAGAAAGCGCAGAGAAGTTTGATAACTTCATGGTTAGTAAGCTAGCCGAAGAAGTTAAAGAGCTACGTTCTGATCGCAAGGCTTATGAAAATGCTATTGGCAAACTAGACAAGTTTGTCGTTAAAGCACTAGCTGAAGAAATTGAAGAATTCGAGCAGGACAAGCAAGCTGTTGTCGAGACAAAGGTACGCCTAGTATCAGAAGCCAAATCTAAAATGGCTGAGATGCAAGCCGCTTTTGTTAAGAAGAGTGCTGATCTTGTTAAAGAAAGTGTTACTTCAAAGCTAGAGTCCGAATTGACTCAACTCAAAGAAGATATCACAATCGCTCGCGAAAATATGTTTGGACGTAAGATTTTTGAAACATTTGCTAGTGAATTTGCTGGTACTCATTTAAATGAGAACAAGGAAATTGCTAAGTTAAGAGAATCTATTGAAGAACATGCCGCTAAACTAGCCGATGCGGAACAGGCTGTTAGCAAATCAAAAGAGATTGTGGAGTCAAAAGAGAAAGAAATCCGTATTATTAAGGAAAGTGCCGAGCGCAAAGACACAATGTCTGAGCTTCTCAAACCACTTAATAAGGATAAAGCCGCTGTAATGAGCGAGCTACTAGAATCTGTGCAGACCGCTAAGTTAAGATCTGCATATGACAAATATTTACCAGCTGTTCTTGGTGGAAGCCAGCCAACTGCTGAAAAGCGTATGGTTGTTGAAAACAAAGAAGTAACTGGTAATAAATCTGCTATCAAGACCGCCTCAGTCCAAGAAACAAATGCTGATGAAGCAAATGTTATTGAATTGAAGAAGCTAGCAGGGCTTAAATAATACCCATAGGAGATTAGGTAAAATGAAGCAAGCATTATTAGAAAGCCGTTGGGGCGATACAAAAGAAGCCCTACTAGAAGGCTTGAGTGGTTCTAAAAAGAACACAATGAGTGTCATCTTAGAAAATACTAAGAAGTCACTACTAAGCGAAGCAGTTACAGCTGGCGCAACACAAAGTGGTAACGTAGCAACACTAAACCGTGTTATTCTACCAGTTATCAGACGTGTAATGCCAACAGTTATTGCTAACGAAATCGTTGGCGTTCAGCCAATGACAGGTCCAGTTGCACAAATCCATACATTACGTGTACGTTATGCTGACACAGTTAATGCTGGTGCTAACGGTGCAACAGCTGGCGAAGAGGCTCTAAGCCCATTTAAAGTTGCAACAAGCTACTCCGGTACTGGTACTAACCCAGGCGCCGCAGCCGCTACAAGTTCACTTGAAGGTGAGCCAGGCAACAAGATCAACGTACAGATCATGAAGCAAACTGTAGAAGCCCGTTCACGTAAGCTATCAGCTCGTTGGACATTCGAGGCAGCTCAGGATGCACAAGCAATGCATGGTATTGACGTTGAAGCAGAAATCATGGCAGCACTAGCTCAAGAGATTACTGTTGAAATCGATCAAGAAGTCCTAGCTAGCCTACGTAGTCTAGCTTCTACAGACTACAGCTTTGACCAGGGTACAGTTTCTGGTACAGCTACATACGTCGGTGACGAGCATGCCGCTCTAGCGATCACAATCAACCGTGCCGCTAACAGAATTGCTCAGCTAACACGTCGTGGCGCAGGTAACTGGGCAGTTGTTTCACCAGCCGCTTTAACAGTTCTACAAAGCGCAACAACTTCTGCTTTTGCACGTACAACAGAAGGTTCTTTCGAAGCTCCAACTAACACTAAGATGGTTGGTACCCTAAACGGTGCTATGAAGATCTATGTTGACAGCATGGCAGCAGATGGCGAAGGTGTACTAGTTGGTTACAAAGGTTCAAGCGAATCAGATGCGGCAGCATTCTATTGCCCATATGTACCACTAATGAGCACAGGCGTTGTACTAGATCCAGCTACACTAGAACCAGTAGTTGGCTTTATGACACGTTACGGTTACGTTGAGCTAACCAACACTGCTTCTTCACTAGGTAACGCAGCCGATTACCTACAGAAGATCAGCGTTGCTAACTTCTCATTCCAGTAATACTGGTTTAAAACCAAATGGAAAAGGGGCTTCGGCCCCTTTTCTTATGGCTATAAATATTTCTATGATAGACAAAAAGTATTATAACGGCACACAAGATTTAATGTCAAGTACTGCAATGGTAAAGTCACAACCATTGGTAGGCGACATACTAGATCAAATCTCGTCAACAGAGTTTTTAGTTAGAACAGACGAAGGTTCGTGTGTTTGTAAACTAGTTCGCAGGATTAAATCACCTGAGCAGATGACTATCACTGCTACACACTATATGTTGGGCACATTTAATATTCTAGAGATTACACCTGAATGGGTATTGCACCCAAACGGTAACAAATATCCTTGGGTAATTGGCGCAAAAAATGCGTTTGGGGATACCGTTGGCTTAGTTTCACTATAGATTTATCTACGTATAAATACAACAAACAATATATAAGGTGATACCAACATGCCCGCAGTTAAAAAAGTCAGTGATCATTATTATGTTACTTCGCCAGAAGTTACTATTACTGGTAACCTAACAGTTATTGGTAATTCTGCTTCAATCACAACAACAGAAGCTGAACTTGCTGATAGAATTATTACGCTAAACAACGGCGAAACAGCTAACGGGGTCACTGGACAAGAAAAAGTTGGTCTACAAGTAGACAGAGGATCTGCACCAGATGCATTATTTGTATTTGACGAAGCCGATGATACTTGGAAAGTTTCTAACGACGCCGGCGCAACGTATCAAGATGTCATTACATCAGGTTCAGCAGGACTTGCCGCTGTTGTAGATGATACTACACCTGAGTTAGGTGGCAATTTAGAAATTGCTGGATTCAGTATCGAAAAGTCGAGTGTTAGCGTTTCGCTAACATTAAACACCGAAGCTGGAGGCGGCAGCGGTGTATTTGTTACGAATAGCCTTGGTACAAATCAAGAACTTGTGACAAAACGTAAAGCAATAGTTTATGCATTAATTTTAGGGTAAGAAACAATGTCAATACAAAACACAGCATTAACAGCAACATCAGCATCATTGCTTCCTTCTACAAACGCAAGGGCTGTTACAGTAATATATTTCTGTAATACACATAGCGGCGCAGTAACCGTGACTGTTTACGCAGTGCCAGGCGGCAGCGTAGCAGGAACAAGCACAAAGATTTATGACGCTGTATCAATTGCCGCAGGAGACACTTTAATAATAGATACAGAAAAAGTGTTGTTAGATGATGGAGATTTAATACAAGCTGATGCTTCTGTAGACAACGTAGTAATTGCAACATGTAGTTATACAGAAATTTAAGGAAGGATGTTATGCCAAGATTTTTAAAAACACCTTCATTAGACCAAACAGGATCTAAAGCAATTAAGTTACCAGTATCCATTGGGAACGATGCTCCTCCCGCACTAGCTGATGGCATGGTTAGATACAACACTCAAAATAGTTGTATCGAGTTTGCAATCAATAGTGTTTGGCGTAAAATAGCTAAAGTTGGTAATACTATTATCACTTCACAAGATACTGTGGGAGATGGTATTGCAACAGACTTTACACTAAACCAAACTGTTGCTGATGAAACTGATATTGTAGTATTTGTAGGAGGTGTTTATCAACAACCAACGTCAAACTACACAATAGCCACAGCATTGGGCGTAACTACATTGACATTTACTAGTCCCCCACCAGCGCCAGGCGTAAGTAACCCAAACAGGATAGTAATTTTATATGGTGTAAACAGTACCGACGCGGTTTAGGGAGTTAGTATACAATGGCATTAGGTAGAATTTCAGGGTCGATGCTGTATGCTAACCTAGAACGGGACGGCAATGATCTAGCATTTGAAACTGATTTATTATATCTTGATGTAAACAATACTCGTATTGGCATCAACAATAGTACACCTCAATACAGCTTAGACATCGACGGCGGCACAGCTAAGATTGGGGATATCGTTATTAACGGTAGTACCATTAGTTCTGCTAACCCAATCGACTTTGGTGCAACTACTGATATTACTATTGGTGGTGGTACTAGTGGTTATGTATTAACTACAGACGGCAATGGTGTACTAAGTTGGCAAAGTGTTGGTTCACTTGCAGATAGTACAGGAGCAACTGGTATGCAGATTGTTCTAGGTACACCAACTGATTTTAGTTTAACAGATGATGCGGCATGGGACAGTTGGACTAGTAACACTAAAGTTACTAATGCCATTGATGATTTAAATCAGACAGCATTAAACATTGCAAAAAATACCTATGTTGGTGAAGTTGAATTTACAGCAAACATAGTTGCTGGACCGAGTCCAATGACCGTGAGCTTCACTCCCAGTTACACAGGCAATCCTGACTCTTACGAATGGGACTTTGGTGACGGAAATTCCAGTACGTCTGAGAATCCAATACACACCTATAACAATACACAAGGTGGACAGTTTACAGTTACCGTTAGAGCATACAACAGCACCGGAACACTGAGCGGTGATCCTTCGTTAGGTGCAGTTGGTAGTTGGGACGACTTTACACGAAATAATTATATTACTCTTTATACTCCAAACCCAATACCTGCATTTACTATTACTGATGCCGATATTGATAGCGGTTCAAATGGAACAATTACCAATAACAGTCAGTTTGCAACGAGTTTTGCACTAGATTGGGGAGATGGAACAACAGATGCTCCAGCAGTTAACTGGACCACACTAAATCATGTTTATTCAAATCCTGGCGTAGATACTGAATATCAAATTCAATTAGATGCAACTAGTACAACAGCTGGTCCTACACCAGTTACAGTAAACGGTACACCGCAAGATATTAGAGTATATGGAATACAAGCACCAGCCTTTACAACCAACACTATAGTTGTTGCTAACGAAGAAGCAACTAGTGGTGGTGTTGTTACATTTACAAACACTACACCAGCTGGATTAGGCTTAACTAGTACATTTAGTTCTAATAGATATAGATGGACATGGGGAGACGGAGATGTTAATACTATTAACGTCTCGACACTAATAGATGGAAATCCAGGTAGAACACTCGATCATACATTTTCGTTAACATCTACGGAACAAAATAACGGAACAAGTGCAACGTTTGATGTTACACTAGAAGCTATAAACTTACATAGTAATAGTCCGTTTACAAGTGCGCCGATTACTATTACAGTTGAGCCTGATGTGCGTAGTAACTTTACTGGCGCTAATATACATCAAAGTGACAGAACAGGTGATGATGCACAAGACGGATATGTATTTACAGACTATAGAGATGGAACACCGTTCAACATATTTGAATTTATAACAACTAGTCAGCATGCCGACACATATACTTGGACTTGGGGCGACGGTCAAACAGATTCAAATATTGCTGAAGGTAACGCAGGAACAGTATCAGGTAGTCCTATTCAACATACCTATACTGCAACAGGTAACAAAACTGTTGCACTAGCAGTAACAGGTCAACCAGCATCACTAACACAAAATGATACAGAAACACGTAGTAACTATATTACTATAAGATCCAATCCAAGTCAACCTACAGGACTAAGTTCTAGAACACTGTCAATGACCACTAGCAGTCAAGGTACAAGTCCTTTACTAGCCGCAAGTGCAACAGACAATAGCGGCGGCAATATTCCTAGTGCAGGTACAAGTGTTACTAGATACGCAACATCTACAACTATTAATTCAAACTCAATCAATGACGTTTATGATGCTACAACAGGCACGCTTACAGCATTAATCAATGGAAACGATAGCGGAAATGTAGTATTTACAACAACCAGTAACAATATAGGAACCACTAACAGTCTTGTTGTTACAGAAGATAACGATGCTCACGATGCTATTAGTGCAAGCACATATCCATCAGGTTTTTATAAAGTGTTTAGCACAAACATTAGTTCATCCTTGGCATCATTGCCTGTTGGGTATAATGACTACAAACTAAGTCATACTACTACAGGAGATACTAACGACGTCGGATTTGTTAAAGACGATTTAACAGTGGTGCCGACATTAGATATTAGCGGCGTTACAACGACAGAAAACTCTGCTGGTAGTTTAAGATATATTTCAGGTATTCCTTACTATAATACAGGCGGTGTTGTAGATATCAATGATTTAGGCGTAACTAATTGGATAGGACAAACTTACAGAAGTGGTAGTCCACTAAGTATTATCGACGGACCAAATGACGAAAGCACTACAGGTTCTATCATTAGCACACAAACTAAAACATATGCAAACCTAGACGGAGCATCTACATACCTGTCAGGAGGTCACCCTATAGCAGGAACAGGACAGACCTCAACTTATACATTTGGTGCATTGAGTGTAAACATTAATGGTAGTGCAAGAGCAGTTGCACAACTACAAGCAAGGATCAACAACGTTAATGGCACTAGTGCAACAGTAACATTCCCAACTAAGATTCATGTTTACAGTCAAAGTATTACAGGATTTGACGAAGAAAACATTGATGTTCCCACTACACTAGGTAGTACATTTACAGATGATGGTAAACGTGTAGCACTAGGACTAACAGGCGATAATCCGGCTTACACTCCGGCAGACTTCTATACCAATGATGCATGGAGTGGCGCAGAAACAGTAGCAGGCACAGACGAAGCAATCGTTCGTTGGGGACAACTAAAACATCACACAGTAGATTACAGCACAGGTTATTTACCAGCAGGTCCAA